GCAAAAACATTTTTAAGAAAAGCATAATGGACTGGGATTTAGTATTAATGTTTTCACAACCGCACGAAAGATTGGCAATAGGTTGGGAAGTATTGCCAATAACAAAAAAAGAACCTTTTACAACAATTAGGGTTTTTTTAGTATTTATGACGTTTGAATTAAATATATATTCTGAAGATGCTTGAAATATTATCACGCCATCACGATATGTTTGTGGGCTATGTGTTAAGCTTTTCGGTTAACCCCGACACCGCACAAGACATAGTACAGGAATTCTACCTAAAGTTGTATGATTACGACAAAGACATAATGATAGACGATGAGATTAATTTCTACTTCGTTTATTTGGTTTTAAGGAATATGGTGTTTGACCTAAAGAAAAAGGAAAAGCGTTTCTACTTTACTGATGAAATACCAGCTTTACAGGATGAAGAATACACCGACATAGACACAACCAAAAGCGAATATATAACGCAATGGCTAAACGATAACAACGTAGAAAACCTAAACCCACATAACACAGAAAACCTTAAAAAGATATACCACGCTTGTGTGTTTAATGAAGTAATGCTAGAAAACAAAAGCATAGCGGAACTATCAAGGGAAACAACTATAAGTTATTATTCACTATATAACACCATTAAGATAATTAAGAACGAAATAAAACAGAACTATGAAGCTTGGAACAAAACTAGAACGGATATTTAAAGCATTAGGCATTGCTTGGGTAGTTAAAAGGATTTGGGGCGAAGACTGCGGATGCCAGGAAAGAAAAGAAAAGTTAGATAATTTTAAAATATCAAGAAAATGAACAAGCACAACTACGAATTATGGACAGAATTTAGGGGGATACAAAGCAACCAACTAGAAAAGGCAGATAGGGAATTAATAGTCCAGATATATGCTGAAGAATTTTACCAAAGAATAAAAGCAGATTGCGGTTGTAGCGGTAAGTTATGGCAAAAACGAATTAACGCCATAAACGACTTATATGAATCAGTCTAAGATAGAACAACTAGAAAAGGCAATTGTATTGATGTTAAACTTCGATGGGTGGGATTTAACTTGGTGCGGTGCTGAAAACACTTTCTATGATGCACGGGGATTTACACCAAAGGGTAGTGCTTGTATTTTGGAAATGAAGTTCAGAAACAAACACTATCAGGACAAGATGCTTGAAAAAAAGAAGTACGATAATCTAATGTCAATACCTGATAGCGTAGCTTTATACTTTGTATCTGACCCTAAAGGTAATTATCTGTACTGGCTTAATGAATTAGACTTACCTAAGATGGAAAGCATACGATGCCCTAAAACCACAATGTGGAACAATGAAAGACAAGACAAAGAAGTTTACTTACTACCTGAACGGTTAGCTTCGATAATAAATAAAAAATAAACTTTATTAACTTTATTGTTTATAATTAAAATATTTGTTTTATATTTGGGTATCACTAAAACTAAAACAATGAAAACATTAGGAAAACTATTCAAGAAACTACAATGGGCATTCTTTTACTTTGCCTTTGCTTACTTAGGTTATCAATTTCTAACCATAATACTTAGTTAATTATGAACGCTGAAATACAAAACGGGGAAATAGAATATAGTGGTGTTACTTTTATGTATGACATAATTGTTGTAGATGGTTGCGCAGGTGATTATTGGACTGCACCAACGCCTACCCAATATGAACTAGATGGTTTGTACATTCAAGGTATGAACCTTTTAGAACTTCTAAGTGAAAGCGTAGTTGATAGCATAGAAGCACAAATTATTGACCAGCTATGAATTTGCTTCAGAAGTCATTGTATGTAAGCTATGCTGAATTTACTTTAGACCTTCTTACTAAGTGGCAAAAGAAAAAACCAGATAGCGCAGAACTTAAAAACCTAATTAAAAGCATCAACTACATAATAAGCTATAACAACCTTTTAGAATTAGAAAGGGAACTATACAAAGACACATACGAAAAATACGAAGATGTGTGCTTACAATTAAGAAAAGAATTAAACGATATACAAGGAATATGAGAAAACAAAGACTTACCCAACAATCAAGAATAGCAAACATTGAACGACTGCTTATAGCAATATCAATGCAAGTAGAAAAAAACACTAACACACTAAAAGAACTAACAAATGAAAATCACGAAACTAAAGACGAACCTTTACACGATAACCAATAGCAAAGGACTTGTTAAGGTATTTACAGAAACCGAATTCAAACAATTAACTTGGTGGAAGATGGTAAAAGAATCATATAACATAAAGACAATAAAATGATTCTGCTTTTCGACATAGATAGCTTACTTTATTCTTCTTGTTATAACGTAGATTCACCTGAAGAAGCGATGTGGAAGTTTGACGAAAGCTACCAGAAGATAGTAAACGACATCGAAGAATTTTACGAAGTAGAAGAAACTATTCCTTTTGGACTTTCTAAAAACAACTTCAGGAAATACATCACCAAGACTTACAAGGCAAACAGAACAAGCGAAAAGCCACAATACTTTAATATTGTATGTAAGTATGTAGAAAAATACTACGAACCTGAAATAGCCAACGGAATGGAAACAGATGACTTGGTGGCTATATTCCAACAAAAGATAGGACACGAAAATTGTATTATCATATCGATAGATAAAGACTACAAACAATTTGAAGGAACTATCTATAACTACCACAAAAGAATCTTTATTAAAATATCCAAAGAAGAAGCACTATACAACTTCTACGAACAAATGATAGTTGGGGATACCGCAGACAATGTTCAGTTTGCAAAAGGATATGGTGTTAAGTACGCAGAAAAGCTATTTAAAGGCGTTCTAACGGAATTTGGATACCAACGTAAGGTTTTGGGTTTATTTAAAAAGATACACCGTACAAAGGCACGGGAACGCTTTATACAATGTTATCACTTATTAAAACTTGGACACCGATGAACACACTAAAGGAAATTAACCACAGGTTTAATATTCAAATTTCAAAAGGTCAAGACGAAATCCACAAAAGAATGTTTAACCTAACGAAAAACTTTACCACATCAGACTGGCGAAAAGTAAGAACAAAAGAATACTGGGATGTAGTAGGGTTAATGAATAGCATACAAAGAAAAGAATACACACTTAAACGAATATTAAAACTAGGGTACAAATGAATGTAGAATTATCGAATATTGATATGATACTTTGTGAGATGATTGGCAGAATGCGAAACATAGTAAATATAAATGGAAAAGTAAAAAATAATAAAGTAAGCAAACAAACAAATAATATTATAGATGTTCAGGGGTTTGTTGCTGAATATGCTTTTTGTAAACATTTAAACCTATTTCCTGATTTTGATTTAACGCCAAGAAGCGGAAGTTACGATGCTTTATATAAAGGATACAGGTACGACATAAAATCGACAACACATAAAAACGGCAGGTTGATTGCCACAACAAAAGTTAACCCTGATGTAGATATTTATATTTTAGCTATTGTTGATGTCAATAAGGTAGAATTTATTGGATACGCTTTTAAGGAAGACTTTATAAAGCCTGAAAATATAAGCGACTTAGGATATGGAAAAACTTACGTTTTAGAAAGAAATAAATTACATAAATTTAAAAAATGAACACAATAACAAAATACTACGAAATGCAAGAAGATAAAGAATATTCAGATGAAATAGTAACTGAAGTTATAGACCTATTCAAAGAACGGTCAGATAAAGGAATAAAGAAATACGGTACTACGTTAGAAAAAAATAGTTTAACTTTATCTGAATGGCTACAACACGCCAAAGAAGAAGCTATGGATATGGTTTTATATTTACACAAAGCACAAAAGATAAATGAATGAATACGAATACTGGGAACACAACTACCGATGGGAGTACGATACAAACGAACTACCAAAACCAAAAAGTGATAGTAACGAAGAACAACTTTAGAAACTTCTGGATAGGAAATGGGAACAATCCCATTACATTCATAAACCACAAATAATGGAAGAAAAAATACAAGCACAGATAATTGATATAGTAGAACAACTAACAAAAACAAAAATAACAACTAAAAATAGAAAAAGGGAAAACGTAACCGCAAGGGCAGTATATGCTAAACTAGCAAAAGATTTATTACCTAATCTTACCTTAGCAAAAATAGCCAAACCTATTAACCGTGACCACGCAACAGTTATACATTTGTTTAA